ATATAAATAATACCATATGATATCATTTCGCCAATTTATTTCCGAAGATGTAGCTTCTCAAGAACGTCAAGCTCTTAACATTCTTAATAGAAACCATATTAAAGATCCTGAAGACGTTTTTAATGATCTTAAAGCTATTACCGAACCATATCAGGCCGGTGATAATATAACAAGACCTGCAAGAAATCAAGCTCATCTTCCTAAACTTGCTGAATTTCTTTCGAAAGGAAAAATTAAGATTAACACTTTAAAGGCCTATTATGATAGGTATATTAAGAATCCAAAATTAAATAAGACGGCAATAGTTAACTTTAAAGACTTTAGAGAGTTTGAACAATTTGTTGATGAAAATGAGGTAGTTAAGATGTCAGATCATGATTCTAGAAATAATAAAATTTCCGAAAAGAATGCTATCTATCATGATAGCGAAATAGATGTTTATCTTGGAGACACCAAGCAAGCCTGTATGCTTTATGGGCAAGGATCTAAGTTTAATTTATGTATTTCCAGAAATGATTCTAGTAATCTATTTCATGATTATAGATGGAAACATGAACTTACTACTTACTTTGTATACTTTAAAGAAGCCGGGGTTAATAATCCTAATTTTATTATCGTAGATGCTTCTAAAAAATCTCCTAAAACGTTTAGCTATAATATAATCAAACCTAATTCTGATAAAAATATATCAAAGGAAAATCTTATTACGAAATTCCCGCAATTAAAAACCGCAATGGAAAAGGGTATCTTTAAACATAAGAAAATTGAAGGAGATGAAAAGAAATATTATATAAAATATCATGGTAAATCTATTACAGATTTTTCAACTCTAGATGATAGAATTAACTTTATTGAAATGGGGGAAGAAATTGAAGGTAATCAATGGTCTAAATTAGGAGATATGGTTCCTAAACTGTTACCTTATTATATTGAAATCGGACATGATATTCCAAAGGAAGTACTTGATAAGAATACATCTTTTAAAAAACGATATGAACAAAAGTTACAACAAAGAGTTCAAATGAATCTTGATGATAATACTGATCTTGATGATTATACAAAAGATGAACTAGAATATGCTTTAAGAAATAATGATAGGGTAAAAGATAAGATAAAGCAGATAAGCAAACTAGAAGAACTTAAAATAAGAAACGAACTAGTTAATGGGATATATAAAGGAGATATAAGAATTAAATCTAAATATATATTACCAAATCTATCTGATATTGTAGTTAGTGGATATTTTAATTGTCCTGATAATAAACTTACGTCTTTAAAAGGATCTCCTAAAGAAGTTGGTGGAGATTTTTATTGTCCTTATACTAACCTTACATCTTTAGAAGGAGCTCCGCAAAAAGTTGGTAGAGATTTTAATTGTTCTAGTAATAACCTTACATCTTTAGAAGGAGCTCCTAAAGAAGTTGGTGGAAATTTTAATTGTTCTAATAATAACCTTACATCTTTAGAAGGAGCTCCGCAAAAAGTTGGTAGAGATTTTTATTGTGATAATAATAACCTTACATCTTTAGAAGGAGCTCCGCAAAAAGTTGGTGGATATTTTAATTGTTCTGATAATAAACTTACGTCTTTAAAAGGAGCTCCTAAAGAAGTCCGCGGAGATTTTTATTGTGATAATAATAACCTTACATCTTTAGAAGGAGCTCCTAAAGAAGTCCGCGGAGATTTTTATTGTTTTAATAATAAACTTACATCTTTAGAAGGGGGTCCAAAAGAAGTTGGTGGATATTTTAATTGTTCTAATAATAAACTTACGTCTTTAAAAGGAGCTCCGCAAAAAGTTGGTGGAAATTTTAATTGTTTAAGAAATCTAGCTAGTCTCGACTATAAAGCATGGTTGTCAAAACAATAATCTTATTATGAATAATAAATGTGTGCCAGGAAATGAACCGTTTGGTTTCGTCAAAGGTATGAAACAAAAAGAAAAATGAAAAAATCAAAGGAAGATATTCTGGCATCTCTTACTGCTAACACTCCTAAGGAAATGCTGCCTATTGAAGTAGTTCCTGAATATATTGGACCAAGCCATGACGATATTATAAAGGATACTGAAGAAGACTATGCATTTGCAAGAGCACATATGAAGAAACTCATAGATGTTTCTGATGAAGCAATTGCTACATTAGGAGCATTATGTGCCGATTGTGAACAACCAAAATCCTACGAATTTCTCTCAACATTGATAAAAAACTCTGCAGATATTAATAACAATCTCATGATTCTCCAAAGAGATCGTAAGAAGCTGATTCAAGATAAACCCAAAGAAACTCAAGCCGGTATTAATGTAGGGGGATCAATTACTACAAATAACAATTCTATCTTTGTAGGATCTACTATTGAATTGCAGAAGTTTTTGAAAGATCAACAAAAAACTATAGATATATGATTTTTGATAATCAAAAAACTAAGGAAAATGGATATTTGGGAAATCTCAATGTAAAGAAAAATGGAGTAAATATAGACTTTACATCAGAACAGATTACTGAATATGTTAAATGTATGCAGGATCCTGCATATTTTATCTGTAACTATGTTAAAATTATAAGTTTGGATGATGGATTAGTTAATTTTAAATTGCGAGGATATCAGGAAAATCTGATTAGCCATATTACTGATAACAAATTTATTGCAGTACTAGCGCCGAGACAATCGTCCAAGTGCCAACATATAAATACAATCGTAACCATTCGTAATAAGATGACAGGTTTAATTGAAAAAATAACAGTTGGAGATTTATATGAAAGAACTAAAATAAATTTGTCACAAGATATTGACAGAGACCAAACCAAACACTAGAAAATTACATCCATTATATACTGAATATATTTCTCATATAATAGAAACTCATGATAAAGTTTTCGAAAACTTTAAAACTAAAAGTCCTGTAATAAAAATTAGCAGGCTTTTTAATGCGTTAACTAAAGATCATGAAGAAGGGGAAGTTGAATGTCAAATATGTAAACTATATAAAAGAAACAGCATAATTCAACACGTTAATATTTCTCATGGATTGTCTGGAAAAGAATATAAGAAACTATATAATGCAGAATTAGTATCTGATGGAATCAAAGAATATTCATCAGAAAAAATCAAAGGTGATAAAAATCCCGGCTGGCAGCATGGTGGGAGATTGTCTCCATTTTCAGAAAAATTCGTGAAGTATCAAGGAAAACCTAAGGAAGAAATCTCAGAATCTCTTAGAGAATTATATGAAAAAGTCGGATCATCGAATAAAGAAAATGGAAACAATAATAAGACTATAATATATTGGACTTCGAGGGGATATTCAGAAGGAGATGCTAAAAAAGAACTTTCAAAACGAGGAATTACATTTTCATTGGAAACTTGTATTGAAAAACATGGAGAAGAGATTGGTAGAAAACTATGGTTGGAACGTCAAGAAAAATGGCAAAAAACAATGAAATCAAAACCAATAGAAGAAATTGAACGAATCAATCGGGATAAATCTACTGGGCGAATGTGTCAGTTATTTAATAGTAATCCAGAAGTGAAACTTATTCCCAGTTTGTTATATTATGTTCGATTTTTTAATGATGATAATAGTGTTGAGTTTTGGAAAGTTGGAATTACATCACATGATCAAGTATCTAAAAGATTTCCTTCTATTAAACGATATGGTTTACAATATGAAATAATATCTACAAATATTAATATGAATTTTTATGATGCATTTAAAGCTGAACAAAATTTTCTCCATAAATATAAAGAACATAGAATTAATATTGATTATAATGGATTTACAACAACAGAATCATTTTCAATCAATGTCTTGAATAATCAAATATTATGAGTCCTTTATTATCTGAAACAGTTAAAAGAAAGTTCATTGATACTCTTCCTATAGATGATTATGAAATTCTGACAGATACTGGATGGGAAGACCTTACTCATATTAATGTAACTATTCCATATGATGAATATGAGATTACATTAAAGGATAATAAATCTATGATATGCGCGGATACTCACATTTTCTTTAATGAAAATACTGAAGAAATCTTCGCAAAGGATTGTGATAATATCAAAATTCAAACAGTGGACGGGCCAATTCAAGTTGAGTCTGTTATCAAAAATGGTAAACAATCCAATATGTTTGATCTATCTGTAAATTCCGACAATAACAGATATTATACAAATGATATTTTGAGCCATAATAGCACTACTGCTATTGCCTGGTTGTTTTGGTATATCATGTTTAATGCTGATAAACAGGTTGGAATTCTTGCAAATAAAGGGGCTATATCTCGTGAAATGCTTGCTAGATTTACCTTAATGTTAGAAAATCTTCCATTCTGGTTACAACCCGGATGTAAGGTGCTTAATAAGGGTTCTATCAAATTTTCACATAATTCCGAAATTATTGCGGCTGCCACATCATCATCTAGTATTCGTGGAAGAAGTCTTAACTGTGTTACAGGTGATACTAAAATATGTATATCAGCCAGAGATGGTATTTATTATATGACTACCATAGAGAATTTATATACAAATTTTTCTTATGGTATGAAAGTAAAAACAAAGGAGGGGTTTAAGCCCTTTGATGGTGTATTAGATCAAGGGGTTTCAGAAAAAATATTATCTATATTTCTTAATAATGGGGAAACATTAAATTGTACATATGATCATAAACTTTTATTAAATGATGGAATTTCTTTTATACCAGCAAGATTCTTAGAAAATAATGACATCTTATATCCTGATATACAAATAATCAATATATCTGAGCATAAACCAGAAAAAGTATATGATCTTATAAATGTAAAAGATACACATTCTTATTTTACAAATGGTATTATTAGTCACAATTGTCTAATGCTCGATGAGTTTGCATTCGTAAATAATGCCGACGAATTTTACACAGGTGTTTATCCGGTTATTACATCTGGCACAGATGTAAAAGTAATTATTACATCTACACCGAACGGAGTTGGTAATATGTTTTATAAAATTTGGGAAGGAGCCATTCAAGGAACCAATGATTTTAAACCATTTCGTATTAGGTGGCAAGAAATACCCGGTAGAGATGAGGTGTGGAAAAGACAAACTATTGCAAATACTTCTATTGTAAAATTTTCTCAGGAATTTGAATGCATTTCATTTTCTTCAGATATTACTATAAAAGATACTACTACTGGTATTATTTCTAATAAGAAAATAGGAGAACTTCATTCCATTTTGTGAAACCTAACTTTAAATACGAAATTCTTACTACGAAAGGTTTCAAGAAGTTTGATGGGATTTCTAAACAATCTTCATCAAAAACATATACTATTATTGGAGAAACTTTAGAATCTATTGTTGCAACTGAAAATCATAAATTTCAATGCTCCGATGATTCATGGGTGTCAGTTCTGGATTTGCTTACTACACATAGAAACTCTATTCTCAAAAATATCGGAGAAATTGTTGATATATCTCCAAATAATATTACAGAAGATGTATATGATTTGATTAATGTCGCTGATACTAAATCCTTCATTGCATCTGGTTTTATATCTCATAATTGTGAATTCATCGGATCTGCTCAAACTTTAATTTCTTCTAATATTCTTCTAGGTCTTACTTCCCGAGAACCTATTAAGACTCAATATGAAATTAAATATTATATTGAACCGTTGGAAGGGCATGTTTATATAATGACAGTTGATGTTAGTAAAGGCCGAGGGCAAGATTATTCAACATTCTCCATTTTTGATATTACAGAACAACCCTTTAAACAAGTTTGCACATTTCGAGATAATATGATTTCTCCGTTAATGTTTCCCGAATATATTATCCGAGGAGCTAAATTATATAATAATGCTATTGTTATTATTGAAAATAATGATGTAGGACAAGTTGTTTGTAATTCTGTATATTATGATTATGAATATGATAATGTATTCGTTCAAAGTTCCGTTAAGGCATCTGGTATTGGAGTGACGATGACTAAGAGAGTCAAGCGGGTGGGGTGTTCTAATCTAAAAGATCTTCTTGAGCAAGGAAAATTAGAAGTATATGACGCAAACACAATTATCGAATTAACTTCCTTCGAACCTAAA